CGGACCATGTCTGCGTTCACACGCTGCTGCTCGCGCGCGACGGCATTGCCGGTCGCGACCGGATCAGATGTTCCATTTACGTTGATTTTGATGTTTTGTTTGATTTCGACGGGACGCGCTTTATTGGGCGCTTCCAGCGACGCCAATTGGACTGCGTACGTTGCGCGCGTGTTACGCAGCGCTATCTCCATCTCAGCGGCCGAGATCGTCGCACGATTATTGCCTTTGCCGGCGTAATAACTGCGGCCCGTATCAGGATCCGCGACGCTGGCCCACTCGCGCGCCGACGCGCGCAATGCCGCGCGAAGGTTGTCGCTGCGCCCCTCGATGTAGTCAGCGATTGCGCGCCGCTTATGCTTGACCAAGTATTCGCCGAAGATGCGGTCTTGCAAGTCGCGGTCAAACTTCTCAGCCCCCGTCAGCCCCATTGCAGTCGCGGCTTCAGCAAGCGTCGAGCCGATGATTTGATAGCGGCCTGCCGCATTGAAGCGACCCGCACGCTGCGCCGCCATCACCTCCGCAACCGTCATCCCGTCCAGTTTCTCAGTCCCGGCTTTGTAGCCCCCGCGCGCGCCGCGGTTCACGCTGTTGTAGTCGCCTTCGCCACGCGCGATCAACTTGCCGAAAGCAGAGTTCGCGAGCGCATACCAAAAAGACTGTGGCTTCGTCTCATCCGGGATCGGCCTATTCATGTCCGGTCTCCAACGCTGGCCAGGACGCGGGCGTCGATGGGCCAGGTATTGCTCTTCGCCTTGGTTCAGCCCTTCGCTATGCAGCATCAAGGCCAGTCCTCCACCGACTCGCCCAACCCATGGCATCAACCGGCCGAGCCAGCCCGCCGCACCGGCGGCTTCTGATGTGACAGCAGTTTTGGCCGCTGTCTCAGCGGCCGCGGTGGCGGCTTTGGTCGCGGCGTGCTCCGAGCCTGCGTTAATAGTCTTGCCCAGCGCCTGCTGCAAAACACTTTTTGCTCCAAAGTACGATAACAGGCCAGTACCGAGCGTCATGGCCGCCTGACTGCCCCATGCGCCTACTGTCCCTACCGTCCCCTCGAATTGGGTCTGCAATGATCTCCATCGGCTCATCCAACGATGAGCTTGGTCGCTGCGATTGTCGACTCCACTTTCGACGTAGTTTTGGCGCGCTTTGTCGAAGGTTTCGCGGTATTTCGGATCTCGCATGCCCAGCAAGAACAACTCGCCAATACCAAGGATGTCTCCGTACTGATTCGCGAGCGATACATCCTTTTGACCGAGTGCTTTCCCGAGGTCATTGACGATGTCAACGGTGTCGCGCAAATGGCCTTTGACATCGCGTGTTTGAACGCCCAGCGCTGCAATATAAGACTCGCCGGCTGGATGATTCCGCATGAATCTCGCGACGTTCTCAACGCTGTTCAACGCCTCTTGCGACGACACGCCGACATCCAGCGCGGCATTGGCCACCGCCTTTAGGCTACTGGCGGCCGCGCCCGTTCGCTTCGATGCAAAATGCAGCGTCTCCAGCTTGTCGGCGAAACCCAGCGCACTGTTGCCGAGCCACCGGCCCGTCGTCATCATGGCCGTAGCCAGCCTGACCGCCGACTGCGCGGCATCGCGCTGCGCCCGCTCCAGTGCCTTCACCTTCGTAGTCGAAGCCTCGACACCATCTTTAAACTTCTTTTGGCTGTCTGGATCGACCTTGAAACCAAGCTTGACCAGGAATTCACGGATGATCATTTTTGCGCTCCATTACGCGACGCGCGGCCACTCGATTGTCTGCCCGGACAGCGAGCGCGTCGTTCAACAGCGCGATGTCCGCGAGATCGAGCGTGCCATCTTTCAAGCTTTCGAATTTGCATAGGCCCTCTAACACGGGCGCGAGCAACCAGTCCTCTCCACCGGCAAGTGTCCGCACCCAGCTTAAGTCGCCGCCGGGCTGCTCGCTGGGCTGGTAAGCAGCCCTTGAATAAAAGGGCCTAGGTTCTCGATGATGACGCGCACGGCAACTTCCAGCATGACGTTCAGACCAATGTCGTCAAACATTGCGGTTTTTTGAGTAGGCGACCAAACATGCGACCAACCATGATCCTGCCGGCGCTCGACGACCGACAGGCATGTGCCCAATACATACTCGGCATCCTCATCTTTCAGCGCAGCAAGACCGTCCGCGAGCGGCTGGATCGATGATGCGATAAGGTCAAGGTTCTCGGGCAGTGGTACTTCACTTGCGCCTATCTGCGTGTACGCTCGAATAATGGCAGGAAGAATCGGCGCAATGCGCCGCGACACGTGAAACTGCTGCATGGCGCTCAGCTTGCCGAGCGTGTATCGCTGACCGTTCAAATTGATTTCAGTTGCCATATTCAATAGCTCCCGAGCATGGAATCGATTTTCCCTGCATCAAACACCCACTCGACCACGTCACCCTCTTTCTTGTAGGCAATGTCCGGCTTCTTCTTGAACGCGCAGTTCCGGCACGCCGTAACATCACCGCTCACGGATTGCATCACCGTGATGAGGTTCTTGCCCCATAGGCGGCTGTCGCTCGATTGCGCGTCGTAGAGCGCCATTAATTTTTGATTGACAGGGGAAGTCTTGAGTAGACGCAGCGTTACTTGACCGGATTTGTCAGCGTGAAGACTGTGCATCACCTCACCATCAGCGCCGATGATCATCGTGTTTTTATCGCCGGCCATGGCGATCGTCATGCCTTCCTCTGCATTCGCAGAGCCGTAGCCGAGCGAAAAAGAGCCGCCCGGGCCGACGATCGACGCAGTAACGTCCTGAAACGAATAGGTTCCCGACATGAAATTCTCCCTTCAATCAGCGGTTGACGTTGACGAGAATGTCAACGCTGTGGATCGCGCCCGCTTCCTTCGCAGCGACCTGGAACGTCACGGACTTGCGCGCCTCTCGGTCAGCCTGCGACTGTGCCGCGATCGGCGGCGCATAGACGTAATAGCCCTTCGCCAGCGTGTCGCCCTGATTCAGCGCGCCGAAGCCTGCCGAGTGCCAAACACCAGGAGCGAGGTAGCCATTATTGACACCTGCCTCGCAAGCTGCCTCGATCGTTGCCGCGATCAGCGCGTTGCCCGCATCGGTTTGCGGGATCTTCGTCGGGTTCTGGTACAGCAGGTTGTAGACATCTGTTTCGATGCGGTTGCGGAACCAGATCGCGTTGTAGACTGAATCCGTGAACAGACCGCTCGGTGTCACGCCGTACTGAATGATCGACGTGTCGTTACTGTAGTTGACGAAGACATTACAGTTCTTCGCCTGCAGCGTGTTCGCTTGCGTGTTAGTGAGCTGCTCGGCAGCAACGCTCGGCTCCTGCTTGAACATAAGCGTGATCGTCGTGTTGTTGCCGTTGAAGTTCACCGTCAGCAGTCGGCCGAGCAGCGACGACACCGCGTACGGCGTCGAGCTTGAATACTGCAGGATTGTGTGCTTTAGCTTCAGCGCCTTCAAACGGCTCGCAAGATCGGTCGACATAGTCGAGTCGAGCACTTGCGGGTTCTGCGTCGTGATGCCGTAGAGGTGCCTTTGATCGGCTTCGATAAGGTTCGCGACCGCAACGTGTTGATCGTCCGTGAGCGAGCTATCCGCAAACTCGAGGCCGAGGAACTGGTTGTCGAACCGATCAAGGAACAGCGCGACCGCATCGACCGGCAGCTCGGCTCCGATGCCGCCGGCCGGCGTGCCGGCAAGGTCGGCAGTCAGGCCAAGCATCACGGAAATGTCGGCGCCGGTCGCCGGCGCAATGGCATAGCCAACCTTCGACGCCGTGCCAGTCGATTTCGACGTGACGACAAATTGCGAGCCATTCCAGTCAATTGTCGCGCCGGTCAACGCGGCGCTGATCACTGTAGCAACGCCGTTCAGGTTTTTCTGCGCCGAAAAATCCAGACCGGAAATAGTCTTCGTCGTACCATCAATTGAAATCTTAAACGCGCCGGTCGTGATCGCCTTCCACACATTAATGTCCCGCAGCGCAGCTGATAGCACACCACCGCGCAGCGAGCCGGACGTGGCCGTCTTTGCCCAGCGGCCAATGCACAGGCTCTGCGGTTGCGGCACCTGATTGAAGTAAAGCGCCGCAGCGATATATTCCGGCGCGCTCGTGCCAAAATCCGCTGCTACCTCATTAATACCACCGTACGAACGCAGGCGCTCGTTCGTGTCAATCACGGCCGACGGGCCGAGAATCAGCGCGCTGTTCAGGTTCGCGCCTTGCGCCGCGAGCGGCGACATGTTGATCGCGACATGGATCAGACGCGACACCGGCAATCTGTTGGACATGCTGGTTCCCTACGAGTTAATGTTTGATACGCCGGCCATCAGCGTTGACGAGTCCATTGTGGTCGCCACGGTGGCCGATTTGAGGTTGAGGACTGCGTAGGTCCGTGTAATCTTGCGGCGCAGCGTGATGGTGATGTCATAACGCCGCACCCATTGCTGGTTGACTAGATCCGGCACCGCGCGAATGGCACCGACGCCGACAAGCGCCATGTCTTGCAATTGAAGTTGCTCGCGGTTCTGTGGGATCGCGAGACCGTCTGCGAGCCGTTGTGCATAGCCCTTGGCGTGCGGCCCGTAAAAAGTACAGAGTGCATCAAAGCGCTGGTGACGGATGTACGTGTCATGCCCATCTATGATGCCGTCATGCTGAATAGCGGGGCTGGCATCCACCTCCTGCTCCTGAATGCCCAATGCGCACCAATCAACGGAGGGGTCCGGCTGCTGCGCGACGCTCGGCTGCCAACGCGGCCGAACGAGGTTGCCCGGTAATCCTGTCACGCCTGTGATCAGGCCGTGGACGAGATCGTCAAGAGTATCGTCCTCGACCAGCCGCGCATCGACGGCCGGCGCCAGGTATCCGCCGGTTGAGCTGTCGTTCATCGGTTCATCCGGAAAGAAGTTTCAGGTCGCACGTCGCGCAGACAAAGCCGCGCCCGAAGTGCGAGTAGTCGTTCACATTGACGACGGTGTAGGTGCGGCCTTGCCAGATGGCCTCGTCAGCGTCTTGACCAGCGCTGCCGTCCGATAGTCGAAACATCGTGTGCACGGTGATCGACCCGATGATTCGGCTGCTGTCGGCGTTCCGATGCAGGATGTCACCCTTGTCGCTCGTCACGACGGCGGCGAAGGGGAACGAAGTCGACTTGTTATGCGCCCGTCCGCGCTCGTCGACCGTCTGTGTCATGCGATGACAGACGAGACCCGTATCCATAAATTCCGGATCGAGCAGAATTTCGGTGACGTCGAGGAAAGCCATGCGTTACCTCAAAAACAAAAAACCCGCGTGAAAGCGGGGCCTGTCAATCAATACAGAGACGCGTCAATGCATGTGACGCTACTTTTTTCTGATAACGTAAACGATGGAATTTCTGTACTGACCGGTATCGACCAGCGTGTTCTCGCGCGTAACCCCACGCCGGCGACGCGCTTCAAGCGTCGAATCGGCGAGTTTCGGCGGGATGTGGCTGTTGATCTTGGTCCGAACGGCACTCTGGGCAAGCATCCCAGCAGCATTCAGACGGCGCTTGACTTGCTCCAAATCGCCGTCGAGTGCGGCCTCAACGCCCTTCTGAAGCTGTGCAGTGAACTTCGGCTGAGCGGTCTCGACACCAAGCGCCAGGTGCGGACGCGCCGGGATGTTGTTCGCCGGCGACCCCATCTCCTGGATATAGCCGATCTCAGCGTTGCTGAACGGCTGATCGCCGTCCTTACGGCCGGCTGTATCGTCCGGCACACCGACAAGCACCTCTTTCTGAACGAGCCCGGCGATTGACTTGAGCACCTCGTCAAGGCGGTCGATTTTCATGCTGCCCATCCAATTCCCCCAATGGGCAACGACGGAATTACAACTGCATGCCGCCCGTGCCCATCATTTGCGCAAGATTGAGATACCGGATGCCGTACATTGTGGCGTTCCAAAACCCGCCGTCCTTGATCGCCACCGCGCCGGTGTCGTAGCTGGCGCTGACTTTGTCGACGGCCTTGGAAGACTGCGGCCCGGTCACTTGACCAGGCACGGCGCCGATCGAGGCCGTCTTCTGGTCACGGACAGTGAGCGCCAGATGGTGCGCAGTGACCAGAGCGATCCCAATGTCAGTCAACGGCCCCCAGCGGTCGGGGTTGGCAAACGATACCGCCACGGTCATCCAAAACTCGATGAGCGCGTCGGAGTACGTGTTCTGATCGCTGAACTCGGGGAACGACTGTCTGAATTGGGATACATCCACGGGTCACCTTACTTGCCAGTCTTAGCAGGCACCTTTGCATCAGCATCCGCCTTCGCCTTAGCGTCCTTGTCTTCCTTAAGCGTGGCCACACGCTCCGGAAAATCGCCCATATGTGCCTTGGCGTACCAGTGGTCGGCGATGTACTGCTCGACTTCCTGGACGCCGGCCTCGACACGCCGCTCAATCTCCTGCCCGTCGCGGACTAGTCGGATCGTGAACGCCTTCACAACGTTGATCAGCGCCATGTCACGCCCCGTCGCGGTAGCCGATCGTTTCCGGGTACACGACTTCAACAACGCCCAGACGACCGAAGTACGTTGTGAGCTGACGGATGTCGCGGTACTCGAGCGGTGTACGTTGCAACGGGACCATCGGGAAGCGCACGCGCTTCTGGTCCTTCGTGTACGCGACCATGCGGTTTGTGCCCGCCGCGCCGCGGCCCGTGAGCCACTTCGACGGGTAGATTTCGAGCGGCCGGCCGTTTAGCTGGTTCGCAAGGCTATTTTCTTGCAGAAAGCGCAGCACGCTGATGTTACCTGCATCGCTGACCTTGCGGCTGATTAGACGCGAGAAGTTGACCGGGTCGATCAGCATCCGTTCGGGGCACATCGCGTACGCCGATTCTTTCCAGACGCTATTGAGCAGTTCGTTGACGTCTTCTAGCATCTGGTCCGGCGTTGCGCTCGCCCAGTTTCCCGTCTGCGCGTTCGAGACGTTCGTCACCGACGCATGGTTCACAAGACCGGTCACGCCGAGCACACCATCGCCGATGTACACCTGTTCGTCGATGTCCATGTTGTGCTTGAGCTGCATGCCCTCGTACTTTTGCGCATCGACAGGCCTGCCCAGACGCTGCGCCGACTCAAGTTCGGGGATCGTCCAGCCAATCTGCATTGCCCACAGCGTCAGCGGATTGGCCGTCTTGCCGATGTCCAATGCCATGCCGACAATCGCGTTCGCGTCCTTGCCCACCCACGCCTTGCCATTTGGCGACGCGCCGCCGGCGGCCGCAAATGTTGAGTTCGTGAACGAGCTCGCCTCATCCGCGATCGATACGTCCTCGCGCAGATCGATGTCGCGCGACCACGTGACCGACGCGAGCGGCATATGCAGTGTCTGATCTAGGCGCTCCAACTCTCCGATCAGGAACGAGCCGGTGCTGTCAACCGTGCGCGCGTCGAACGTCATCATGCTGTCGCGAGTGCGCGCGCGGATGATTGCCGGCGCGCCGGCAATCGCGATACCCGCCGCGCGGGCAAGCAGCGTCTTGTTGTGCGTCGTCATGTCGATTTCCTTAGATGTTATAGGCGATCTCGACGCTGCCGTCGGCGTCCGCCGCAGCCATGAACGTCGCGTCCGTGATCGCGATGGTGTTGGTGCCGTCCGCCGCAGCTTCGATACCGCCGATCGGCTTGCCGGCCGCCGCCGAAGCGACGCGAACGTAGACCTGGCCGTGCAGCGCGGCGACACCCGCACGCAACTTCACCGAAATGTAGCCGCGGCGCAGCACATCGGCGATGCCCATGGCCGGCGGCCTCGACGTGCCGAGCGGGTCCTGCGAGCTCTGTGTCGGGTACGGACGCACAAGCAGGCCGTAGACGAGATCAGCGGTGTCGCTCTTTGCAAGCGGCACGAATTTCCCGTTGACAATTTTCCCGAACACACCGTACTCGGTAAACGGATTGGCCGGATCGAATGAAACCGGCTCGACGGTGGCCTGCGACTGACGCGTCAGGTCGCCGGGGATGCCCGAAGGCATACGAAACAAAATAGCGTTGCCCATGAGGCGATCTCCGTTACTGGCGGGCCCGATCGGCCCAGTACTTGGCATTAGCCGCGTTGATTTGCGCGACCGTCTTCACCTTGCCGAAATTTCGAGTCGGTGCGGCGCCACTTGCTGCGCGTGCATTGTTTTGGACGCGCATCAGTTCGGCGGCGCCGGTGAAAAGGGTATCTACGACTCGGGCCGGCATCGCGTCGAAATCCGGCTCTTTGCGGCCAAGGAACGGCTTGATAGCGTCGCGGCCGGCATCCGTCTGATACGCTTGATCCAGCGCCCGGCGCTGGCAACGGCAGAGCGCGGCAGCGCGGTCCTTCGTCTTGAGGCCATCGAGCGTCGGCAGCTTCACACCGGGAGCCAAGATCTCGGCGCGAGCGGCGATCAGCCGTGCGGAATCGCCCGTGTACAGATCGACTTCCTCCTGGTTGACCTGCTTCGACGATTCGGCTTCGATGATCGTGTCGGTCGTTTCGTCTGGCTCGTCCTCGTCTTCGTCATCCGTTTCTTCGCGCTCGGCGTCACGCGCCTCCATCTTGGCAAGGCGACGGTCTAGCGCCTTCACCGACTTAACGAGGTCGCTCAGCGCGTCGGCGGTCCTGCCCTCCTTGTCGTCGCGCTCCTCTTCTTCGTTGGCGTCAGCCGTCTGACCTTCATTAAGCGCTTCCTCGAGCGCGGCTTCGTCCTGCGCCTTGAAAGCGGTGTGCACGCGGTCAAGCCATGTCCGCTTCTTCTTGCTGTCTTTCGTCTTCATCTCAAGTTCCTTATCTCCAATCGCACAACGAGGACCACACCGGCCGCGCGGAACGATCGCTACGTGGTTGACAACGATGTTCCGCTGGACCGCCCGGCCGGGTGCTACCTGTTCATAATCAGCCTCGTAGCCAAGGCTAACCTCCTCGATTTCGTCGTCTTGCACCGCGCTGATAGCGTCTTGCGACGTGATCAGCAGGTCGGCGATGATCAGGTCGGCGTCTCCGCCCTCGCCGCACCGGATGTTGAGCATCGAGCCTTTTGCGAGCGCGGCGTAATTCGACGGATTGACGAAATCGTCCGGGTGATCGAGCGTCACCGGCTTACCGACACAACTCGCGAGCGTGGCATCGTGAAATACCTCGTCCGGCGTGCGACTGATGCGGATCAACCCGTCCGGGCCAGCCTCGACCGGCACCTCACCGGCGGCGTACAGCATTTCACCCGTACGCGCGACGGGTACGTCCTCGCACAGTAAGAAGCCTTCGGGCGTCAGCGAGCGCTTCGGCCCGAGCTTCTGGATCGTGTAGAAACGCATTTCAGCTTGTCCATGTGGTGCGCATGCCGCGTCTGGTTACGCGCTCGATACGTCCGCAATTTGATTCGGTATGCGCCAGCCGATGCCAAAAAGCGATAACGCGCATGTACAGCGGCCGCCACCCTGCGCAGAGCGCGCGCAGCTTGATTTCGTGCCCCTCCATGCTCAATCCTCGGTGATGATCGGCTCGGCCCAACACCGGCAATTCCAGATTTGGCCGGGGTGCAGCCTCATAACGCGTCCGTTTTCCTTAACCTGCGGCGGGTCGTCCCATGCACAGACTTTGCCCTCCATCGCACGGTGACCCGCACGGACATCGCTGTCGCCGCTCGTTCGCCAGATGTAATGCGTGCTACCCGCGCTGCGCGCGCGGGCTTCTGTAAGCGAGGTTGCGGCTCGCGCGACCTCGGTACGCGCAATCAGGTCGGCGCGGCTCTTCGCAACAACGCCAGATTCCTGAATCGCTTTCGAGATCGTGGCCGCGCGCGTGCTGTCCTCGAGCGCCTCGACCGTCAGACGATGCACGCGCTCAGCGGCCTCTAGCGGGATCGACTTGATCAGTCCAACCTGCTCGGCCATTAGCGTGCGCATCGTCTTGCCGGTCGGTGCGCGCCGCAGCTCATCGCGCAGTGCGCGTGACATCTCGGCGGTTTGTTTTATCCACGCCTGCTCGTCGCGCCGGTTCAGCTCGGCGAGCAGGCGCGCCGCCGTCGCTTCGGCCCACGGCGTGAGCGCCTCGGCATACCGCCTAAGCAACTGCTTGATGATCGGTGCTGCGCCGGGATCGCCAGGCGTAAAGCCATTGACGAGGGCGCCAACTTGCGCGGCGATCTTGCGCAGCTGCGTCCTGTACTGCCGCTCCGGGCCGCTAAGGCGTACCGGATTTCGGCGGCGCTTACGATCCGTCGCTCGGGTCATCCGCATCGTGGGGAAGCTCCGTTTCTGCGGCGGGCGGCGGCGCATCTTCGGCTGCTTCGATTTCCTCGTCGGTGATCGACGCGAAGATGCCAGTCGTGCGACTCGACGCGCGCAACTCCTTCATACCGGCCGCCGGCGTCATCAGGCCAGCGTCAACCGCCTTCGTGACAGCGTCCGCCGTCGTGTTGGCCGTCGTCGCTTTCTGCTCGTCGGTCATCTGCCAGAGCGCGCGGAAGTCGTACGAAAAGCCCTTCGGCGCTGACAAACCGAGCACCGATCGGAACAGTACCTCGAACAGCTGATTCAGCGCACGCCGCAGGCGTCGCTCCTGCTGCTGCTTAATGTTGTCGTAGTAGGTACGCAAGTCCGACTCGCCAGTGGCATTCAGACCGGCCGGCGACTGGCCGAGTAGGCGAACGAGCGGAATTTGCAGCGCGCCGGATAGTTGCTGTGCAAACTGCAACAGGACCGCATCCAAGCCAGTGAACGCGTACTGATCAACCTGTAGCTCGTCGTCGGCGTCAGCCAGCGTCATGCCTTCGTTCGACTGTAGCCGCCGAATCATCTCAATGTTCTTCAGCAACGCCTCGAGCGCCGGGCCACCGGCTGCAATGATCTTGCGCAGGTCCTTGACCTTATACGTGCGCAGATGCGCTTTATAGACGAGTTGCGCGGCGCCCATTGTCGTGCTGTCGAACGCGACGAGCCGGTCAATCAAGCGCTCGATGACAGACTGGCCCCATAAATTCTCGCTAACGCGCTGCCAGTACGGCAGCGTGATGCCATCAAACCGAAGCACGCGGCTATAGTGGATCCGCTGACGCGGCAGTGCCATCGAGTCCGCAACCACGTCGTAGTACTTCGGCATACCGAGATCGGGACCGGGCGTCTCGACGAGACTCTCGAGTGTCGGCTGTACGAGCCAGCGATCGAGCACGTAAAGGCCCTTGAACTGACCTTGCGCGATCGTGTCGAGCCGCAGCGACGTCGATGCGTCCTGTCCGTCAATCATCATCACGGCAAGCGCCCCGCCGTACAGCCGCGACCACTTAATCACATCGCATAAACTGTCCCAGATCGCAAGGTTCTCGAAGCCCTGGTTGAGCGCGTCCTTGTCGTCCGGCGGCAGATCAGAGCCGATCTCAATGCCCATGCGCGTCATGTCCTCGGCGACCACATCCACCGCCTGCCCAACGACCCACGACGACCGATACATCGCTTCCATCTGCACACGGTTGCGCGAGATAAAGTCGAAACCGTACTGGTAGGCTGAAGACTGGTTCGGCGTGCCGAGCCCGACGCGTGCTTCAAAATTCTGGAAACTATCGGCCACGGCCCAGCGCTTTACATTGGCGCAATCCGCAGCCATCGAGCGATATTGCCGCTGCTCGGCCTTACGTTGCTTTCGATTCATCTTGCCAACCTTGTCCAGATGTCTAGCGCCTGTCCGGCCGGCTGGTATGCGATCATGACGGCATCAGCCAGGTTAGGCGATCTCGTGCCTTCCGGCGTCTTGTCAATCACGATTTTTCCAACACCGTTGACGGTATAGGTCGGCTGCGACAATTCCATTACGAGCGCGGTCAACTCCGGCAGCGCCGGGTCGATTGAGATGATTTCGTCGGGGTCATAATGCATACCTTCAACGACCGCGCGGTATGTGGCCTGAAAGCGCAACCGCAGCGCCCACCACGACTGCGCCTTGAGGTTCGCGAAATAGTCCTTGTTCTTCCGTTCCGGGACCATCTCGCCCTCCGGATCGTGGACCGGCCCTGACCCGCGAAATGGCTCGTCATTGATCGGTCGCTTGCCAGCGGCGATGCGTTGCTCGTTGATGACGCGTGCGTCGCCGCGCACGCCTGCGCCAAGCCCGTCAGCATCGTAGTCGAACGACTCATAGCCAAGCTCATCGCAGATGCCGAACGTGCGTTCGACCGTCTGGTAAATGTCGCCGCCGCGGCCTGACCACGACCGCAGGAAGTTCAGCAGAAACCCGTAGCGGCCCGCAAATGCATTCTTGTCTTTGCCCTCGTCGGCAACGTCGAGTCCGCCGCGCCGCAAGCCGCTTGGCTCGATGCCAAGCTTCAGGTGCGCGCCGATCGCCGCTTGCACCCATGCTGACGGGATTACGACGCCCTCGATGGATGCCGCGTAGTTGATGTCGATCTCCTGCGCAACGATGACCGGGTCGAGCTCGGCGCACTGCTTCGCATACCACGCGTCATCCTTGCGCGGATCGTCGCGCCAGTGGAATGTGAACACAGCAATCTTGCCGCTATGCCGGCGCTGTGCAAACGAATTGCCCATGCCGTTCGGCGTCGAGATGTCCAGTCGGCAGTTCGTCGTCGCCGACAGCGACGCGTCGATCAGTTGTGGCCGTTCGAGGAACGCCGATTCATCCACGACATAGAAGCTCGCGCGGTCGCCACGACCGATGCCGTCGCCGGACTCTCCAGTGATGACTGACCCGGTGTCCGGAAAAATAATGCGCATGTGCGGCGCGTGTGTGCCGATGTCCCACGAACCGCGGAACTCTGGGGGCAATAGGCGCAGAAACTCGCGCGCCTTCCAGAACAGGCTCTTTGGCGAGCCGATCTTGTCGACATACTCTTCCTTACGCGAGCCGAAACCGGCTACCACCCCCTCGTGAAATAGGCAGATCGTGTCTGCCAGCGCCACCGTCAGCCACGACATGCCCATGTCGCGGGTCTTCTCCGTAATGCCCGGCTCCTGCGCCTTCCAACGCTCCATGAACCAGTCGCACCACGCTTCCTGCTTTGGAAACAGCAGAAATGGAATCGTCGCGGGCAACCTCCGCTCGACATTACGCGGGTCGAACGTCATGCCCCAGTCGATGACGAACTGCCCAGGGTGATCCCGATAGTAGGTTTTCAGCGCAGGCAACGTCGCCGGGTTGGCGCGAATCCGGCTCAGCCGCTCCGCCCGCCATTCGAATACCTGTACATAATCAGGGTTGCGGAAATCATGGGGAAACGGAATCGGCATGATTCACGTCTCTTTCACCACCAGCGGATCGCGTGCACAAAAGTCGATGCGGCGATAAGGAACGCGATGAACCAGACAGACCAATAGCGGGTTGGCTTCAGCTCATTGGAGATCATTTTTAACTCCCTCAAGAATGTCGTATACTTCTTCACAAGATCCTCTCGTTGCCTTTTTCAACGGGTTGATGCAAGAAAGCCCCGACCGCTACCAACGGCTCGGGGCTTTCGCTTTTATGACAACTTTTTGGTGGTTACTACACGTTCATACCCTTTACGCCGGGTCAGCGGTGCATCCTTGCAGGCCAGGAGAAAGGCATGATGTACTGCCCGGGTTGTTGCGGGCACTCGCCGGCTTGCCCTAGCCTACGACTTGGCGTTCTGGATGACCGTAAAAGAGCCCGCTGGCTTTCGCCTAGTCGCTCCGCCCGCCATTCGAACACCTGCACATAATCAGGATTGCGGAAATCATAAGAAAACGGAATCGGCATGTAACGAGGGTATGTAAAAGCCCACGTAAGCCGCCTGATGCGGGCTCGGTTGAGGGCACTCATCGACTGCCTTAGGTCATGATGAACTCCATCCCCCAAACACATCGGCGTCTTGGCCTGGCACGCGGAGATCAGATCCAATTTGCTTACCCTTTGATAAACGGCTTGCCGCTCGGTCCTTGCTGTTCTTGCACTGTTCTGGTCATGCTTGCGTCAATCTTGGCTTTTTATCGGCTCAACCACGAAACGATAACGGGCGCATCAAGGAATTTGGCTGAGAAATACAACAAGCCAAGCAGCCAGATCGCCCAAAACCTTTGAGGTGGCATTTCCTTCAACATCATTTGCAACTACCACCAGCGAATCGCGTGTACGATGTAGCCGATACCGGAACCAAACCCAAAGCAAAAGGCCCCGGCTGCTAGGATCAATGCGGCATTAGCCAGTCTGCGCGCTACAATGCCAGCATCGGTTGAATTCATCTTCGCGTCTATCTTTAGCCGATACGAGATCGCTTCCGTTTTCCGGAATCGTCGTTGCGACCGACTTCACACTTAATGTTCAAAGAAAAGGCTGACGGATTTAGCGAGATACCCCACCCCGAAGCACAGCGCCACAATCCATAGCGCCCAAAACCTTTGAGCTGGCATTTCCTTCAACATCATCCGCAACTCCCTAATGAGTTTGCTAAAATCCACCTATGCCTTCCTTCTGATTGTTCCAGAGGGTTGATGCAAGAAAGCCCCGAACCGTTAGCAGCGGTCGGGGCTTTCGCTTTTACGATGACTTTTTGGTGATTACTACACGTTCATACCCTTCAAGCCGGGTCAGCGGTGCGTCCTTGCCGTAAGGATCAGAGCTTGACGCACTGCCGGGGTTGTTGCGTACACTCGCCGGCTTGTCCTGGTCGGCGACCTGACGGTCTGGATGGCTTAAGAGTCGATCACACAATAAGCCCGCTGACTTTCGCTCAGCCGCTATGCCCACTATTCGAATACCTGCACATAATCAGAATTGCAAAAACCATGAGGAAACGGAATCGGCTGTAATGCGTAATGGAAAAGCCCGCGCCAGTTACCCGGCGCGAGCATGATAGGATTCTGGTGTGACCCTTTTAACCCTATCAGGAGAAAAACTTGTCGAACTCAAAGACGTCGAGTGACCAATCAACATTTGATCATGCCTTGCGTGCACCGGTGCCGCAACAAAAGAGCCAGACAACCCAACCTAGCCCGGCCCCTTCTTCGAAGGAGAGCTAAAACCAAACCTCAAGGACGATAATGATGACGCGCCCCGAACTGATCTTTCAAATTTGCCTGTCCGCTCGCCTGGAGCGTATGACCGCAACCCTACTTGGACGAGTCGATCGGGGCGCGTCATTTCTGACGCTCTTTCTCAGCGCATCGATCTTTGCCGGCGTCGCGTCCTGGTTGCAGTATTCGATTGCCGTGATGCTATGTGCAATTACCTGCTTTACAATCGTTTATCAGCCAGCGACGAGAGCCGTACAAGCCAACCTGCAACGGGCAGCTTACGATGCCCTGTATGCGCGTGCGAGTTCCCTCACCAATGAGCAATTGCACGAAGAATTAAATAAGCTCCAACAGCAGGATTCTGTCGTGCTCGGTGCGCTATACAATCCGGCACATTTTGGAGAGGCTGTCCGGCTCGATCTGGAGCCCAATGTCCAAATGACTCGATACGAACGCGTCATGGCATGGCTGGCTGGCGATTTGCCTCGTCACGCTTCTACCCATTCGTAAGCACAGTCACGGTTTCATCATCTTCATATACACCTTCGCGGCCTCAATCGGATCGCTTGTCACGGTGGAGATCGACTGCACCGGTCCACCATTGTTACCCGTCAACTCGACGCGCTGCGTGTCTTTCCAGCCAGCTTGCGTTTTTAACCAGAAAATAATCGAAGTCCTGTCACCCGCGATGGCTTTCTTGTAGAGCGTCTGCGCCACCTTGACGTTGGCTTTGAGCTTTCCTGTATCGAGTTCAATAGCGAAATTTTTTCGCATCGTCGGCTCACTGATCGGCCTGCCATTAGCACCCTTGATGAGCAGGCAGATTTCCGAATGGCGCAGACCGAAGGCGGCCAACTGCATTACCAAATCGCGTTGCTCTTCGGTCGGTTTGAAAGGCCCACGCCCTGCGCCGGGTCGTTTTCCGCCTGATTTACCTTTGACTCCAGGCATAAGCAGCCTTGCAATGTTGGTTGATTACCTTAATGTCCGAGTCATGAAAACCAAGCTCTCCACCGTCAAAGATCATATGCGCAACGGGCAATGGCAAGAAGCTATCCGTCTCGCCGCAAGTTTTCCTCGACTCGACCAGCACCGCGACGCGATCCTGTCCGCGCACATGGCCTATACGAACCCTCGATTCGTGGTTCAGTTGAAGAAGGATATCGAGACTCTAAAGCTGGCTGGGCAACAAGCGCTACTCGACCGCTTCGGCCTCGAATAGCGCGGGATCAACTTCCACGGTACCGCACGCAGCAGTTGCCGCTTTCGCGTCGCCCTTTACAAACACAAGCACGTTCTGATGCGTTTTTCCAAACTTGCGACTCTTGGTGAATCCCGCAGCGGCGCGTATTGCCAACGATCCGATGTTCGTTACCAGAATCGCTTCGTTGTAGTAGCTTGCTCCCGCATCAATGAATGCCTGGATGGTGTCGCCGACGAAGTTGCGATATACCCCATCCCTGCCTCGCACCTCGCCAACCACAAAGCAGGCAAAGCGGTCTTGCTTGAGCAGCGAAACAGACTTGCGGATGATTTCACGGTAGGCCTCAACGAACTCAGCGTAGCCCATGTTCGATAAATCGGCGGGATCGTCTGAATAGACCTCTAGGTCAGCATACGGCGGGCACGAAAAAATCATGTCTGCTTCAATCCCTTGGGCATGGCGGTCAATCTCGCGGCTGTCACCACACACCCACACTGGGTTAATTGCGTCGTCGGGGTTCGCTGCATCCCACTGTGCGTGGTTTTTCTCGACCTGTTCACGACGAAGGTCGCAGCCGACATATTGGCGACAGGTCTTGGCTGCCACCCACCCACGAACGCTGCCACCAGCGAAGGGGTCGAGAATCTGACCGCCGGGCGGGCAAAACCAGCGATAGGCCAATTCGCACAGAACCGGGTCAAAGACGCTAGTGCCGCTTGCCACTATGGCGTCGGGCTGCGCTTCAGCGAACTCTTCCCACGATACCGTGCGGCTAACAGCTGCTTCGTATTGGTTCTTTGCCTCGTACACGCGCGGCGGCTGGGCAGATAGCGCGAAGGTCAGCAATTCACCGCGCCCCGCTTCTGACACAATACCGCTATTAAGCCATGCGCGTTTGCGCTCGGTCCACCAGCTGCGCCGAGCATCGAGCACGGAGAAAGGTGCGATGCCAAAGCGGTCGGCCAGCGATGGTAATGGCTTGCGCAGTCCATTCGGGCTGCGGTCAAGGTCGATCAACTCCCCAAGCTCCAGGGCATCGAAGCCAATCAGATCGAGATCAAACCCATCTGCCTTGAGTTCGCCGAGTTCGAGCGCCAGCAGTTCCTTATCCCATTCAGCGTTTTCAGCAAGCTTGTTGTCAGCGATGACATAGGCACGTTTCTGCGCTTCGGTTATGTCGCAGATTTCAATGCACGGCACCTCAGACAAGCCGAGTTTACGGGCTGCCAGCACGCGGCCATGCCCGGCGATGATGCCGCTCTCGCCATCGATTAGCACCGGATTTGTCCAGCCGAATTCGCGGATGCTCGCAGCAATCTGCGCCACCTGCGCGTCCGAGTGAGTGCGCGAATTCCGGCAGTACGGGATCAGCGCCGATATCGGGCAGCTCTTGACGATCAGATCACGCATGAAAGAGCGGGGCTGAAAACGCGAAACCCGCGCCAGCACTGGGCTGCACGCGGGTTTCGTTGCGATTGAATACGGGGGCTAGAGTTGCAAAACTAGCACTATACTGACTTTGGACGCACGTATGACGTGTATCGAATATTGCGGATTATTGTGTGTAAAACACACATTGTCAAGTGGGTCGTGCACTCAATCTTAAGTTTATGCGGGATTCCCGTATATTCATCCCATGCGCACCGTCATCGAAACCCTCACCTTCCAAAAGCAAGCCGAACGCCTTTGGTCCGAGGACGAGCGCCTGGAATTCATCGCTTGGATTGCGAACCACGCGGACGTGGGCGACGTGATTCCCGGTGCGGATGGAGCGCGCAAGGTGCGCTGGAAACGCGCAGGCACAGGAAATCCAATGGTGCGCGGGTAATCTACTTCAATCTGGCCGATGAGGAAGCGGTGCTGCTCGTAGCTGTTTATGCCAAAGCCGAGCGAGAGAACATGCTTCCCAAGGACATTCAAAAGGTAGTGTGACATGGACGTGGAAAAAATTGCCAAGGCCATCGAAGCGGACGCAGGCGAGCCACTGCCAGATTTGCGACAGGCGCTGACCGAAGCCCAATCTCGGACCGGCCGAGTGACGACCCCGGGAGGCGTACTATGCCTGATGCGGCTAATCGTGCGCCACCCAGAGCTAACAGCAGAGCTAGCTGCATGAGCAGCCCGATGAATCCGGTGAGCATTACAAGCGGCCAAATCAGACTTCCGCCGCCCGCTTCAACAGCTTGATCTCATCGAACCGACGCTCAAGTGCCGACCACGCAACACGCTCGACGCCGGGGTCTTTGTCGTTTTTCCGATCGCCCTCGATCCAGCGGCGCACCGCCGCATTCTGCTTGCTAACCGTATTTACATGCACGGTACAGTCGTGCGCAATATCGGCGAGGTCACACTTCACCCCGAACATACGTTCAATGATGGCTCGTCGCACACGATAGTGTGAGAAGCCCGAGCAGTATGCAGCGGACGCGGTGGTCAGCCAACCAATCGCCGCTCGCCACTCGAGGTTCGGTGTGCGGCCGCTGCAGCATGTCGATCTGCACGAGCACGGCAGGTCACGCGGCGCCGCGCGCGCGATGATGACAGACATATGCAACTCAGGAAGCTCCTCGATTCTGCGGCGGATGAGCCCCGCCTGCCCCGCGCCATCGAGCCCGACCAACCCCATCCCGCTGCCGACTAACTCGCCACGCAGACGCTTTGCTATCAGCGTCTCGCCGTACTGCTGCGACGAGTAGCACAGCGCAAACCGCACCGCGTCGAACGCGCTCTTGAATTGGATATCCATTTTTCTCTTTGCGAATCCAGCTTAGCTGATTCTCACTTCCACTTCGACGCGAGGCGTCCCATACTGTTTGCTGACTCGCGTGTCTGTAATCTGACAATCGTCCCGCCATATCACGCCGTTTGCACCGTCTGCAATCGCCTTGAGGAGGTTGTCGAGGTCCGGGCGCTTGGTGGGTTTGATTTCACCCATCGCTGCCGCACGCTGCTTCTTCAGGCTCCAACTGGTCGGGATGGAGAGAAAGGCGCGGACAACCAGAGACACCGCCCCTTCGACCGGAGCCGTGCTGCCCATTGCCTGTTGCGCGGCTAATCGAACGAGGTTCTCGTAGCGGGCGGTCTTTTCCGGCGTGTAGTGCGCGACATGCCCGTCGCGAACGAACGAGCGAGCCCGCCCCTTTGCGGCCGGCTCGCCGGCAATGGTGAAAGTGATGGATTCTGCTATTTTTACTTCGCAAAAATTCAAATCAGTGTCCCTGGTTGGACGGCGATTTCTCGGTCAGCAAAGCCAAAGAGGGCTGCTCAAACCAGTCCAGAATGGTTTGACGGTGCGTCCTGAAACAGGCTGACGGCTGCCAACATCGCTAAACGCAACGACTGGCTTGCTTCGATGCATGAACCAAACTTCACGATCACTGGATGCTTCGACAAAGACTGATGCGTCACAGTCTCCCCCTCATGCTCTCGAAATCAAATGGAACGATCTCCCCGCCGTCCTCGCGCAACCTGTCGATTAATCGCTCACCAAGATAAGAGATAACGCCCGGGCGCAAAGGCGAATCCGGCGGATCGTCTTTGCGCCGGTAGTCCTCAAGCGGCACATTGGCGAGCAATAGCGTTGGCCTTCGCTTCTCGTACCGCTCGTTGAGGATATCGAACAGGATCAACTTCTCGGTGTCGCTGCCGAACTGCTGGCCGACTTCATCGAAGATGAGCAGATCGGGCTGCACAAAATGCGTGATCGCCTCGCTCTCGCTTTCCGGGCTATTTCTGCGCCACGATTCCTTGACCCGGCGAATTGCACGCAGCACAGACGTGAACAGCACCGTGCGGTTGTCGCGGTGCATGATGCGAAGGCCAATGCCCACAGAAAGGTGAGTCTTGCCAGTGCCGGGTTTCCCGACAAATACGGCCGAGCGACCAGTTTTCAGCACGTCATCGAAGCCATCGGCGTAGGACGTGGCGAACGCGAGTGCGCGTTTCTGGCCGGGATGCTCAGCGACGAACGACTTGAGGCTGCGATTTTGGAACCGCTCAGGAATGCCCGCCCCCTCAATGCGCTTTTGCCAAGCCTGCAATTTCGCCTCGCGGCTTTTGGCTTCGGCCTCCGCCTTTTCCCGTGTCTGAACTTCGGCGTTGCACATCGGGCATTTTGACCAAATCTGACCGATAAAGCACTTGGCCTCGTACTCGCCGTGCTTATCGCATACAGCCATGCGGGTTTGAGGTTCGGCATGGACCCCGCCCCGCTTGAGCGTTTCCGCTGCACGGTTCATAGCCTGCCCCCCTCACCGTAATCGATCGCGGCGAAGTTTTCCGATTTCGGCAGCTGCCTACCGGATGTCGTTTTCTGGCTCGATCCGCGCAGGCGATTGCCTTGAAGGGCCTTCACTAACGCGTGATCCCACTCGTGCTGTGTCCTGGCTTTGGTCTGGGTGAGCCAGTACGCGATGAATTCACCGATGGCGGCATTGAATGCATTGCTGTCTGGCATCGGCAAACCCGACTGGTGTGCCAGCGTTGACAGATGCGGCGACGGCTTCCAATCCACGAACATCCGAAACGCCGAGTTTTCGCCTGCGCGCGCGCTAGGTAGGGGGGTAGGTATATCGTCTTCGACTACGACTCCGTCTCCGTCTAGGCAAACAGTTGTTTTCAACTGTTTGCAGCTGCTCTCAGCTGAAAGCGGTTGTTCTGGATTGCAATCGGTTGGCGGCAACGGAAATTTAGGCGCTGACCGGGTAGACCATCGCGTATCCAGCATCTGCAAATAGGGCTTGCCATCGTGTTCATAGAGAGCGATCAAACCGGCCTTCTCGCACGCAGCGATCCAACGGGAAATGTCGGCCTCACGCACACGGTTAACCCGCAGCGGATAGAGGGATGAACGCAGGATCGCCACACGAGCGTCGTAAAGCCCGTGGTCGTCAACCTTGCTCATAAGCCGCCGATAAAAAACCTCGGCAGGTGCATCAAGTTTGTCTATGCGCTCACTTGTAAGAATCCCTTCTCTAATTAGTCTGCTAGGCATAGTCGATTCCTTCGGATGCTCCAAATCGATTACGCACGCGTTTTTGGGCGGCTTCGAATGCTTGCTGCCAGAGCCTGTGCCGTCCATCATCGAACAGATAGGGATTATGCGGTTTGGGCACTCGGCCATCGAATTGTATGCAAGCGGCAGCAAAGGCCTGCATTTCAATCAATGTGCAATGGGCCTTTTTCACTCCGTCCTCCCCGTCAGCAGCTTTTTGAGCAGCATGTTTTTCCCGCTCAAGTTCGTCGGTTTTCTCGCGCTCCAGGCGCAGACGCCGCTCCATCTCGGTCTCAAGCGGGGTGAGGTCATACCCTCGCGACCGGGCCAGCCAGATCAGCGGTGCCTCGTTGCGGCACAAATCCATGAAGGCGTTTAGCTTGTCCTAGGGGAAGTAAGGTTGGCCGCTTCTGGTGATGCGCGACCACTGCGCCACGTCAGCGACAATGCCCTGTTTCCCGACGATCTTTTTGTCGTCCAAACCGGACATCTGCTGACACAGGCGGATGGCCGCTGTCATCGACAGTTGCGCATCGATACAGCGTGTCAGAATCGACCCCGGCTTGCAGGCCATCGACATCAACTCATTCCACGAAAGGAAGCCCCTATGAGCGAAAACGCAATAACGCTTCTATTGCTCGACGCAATCTCTGCCGTCTTTCAAACTCACCCGCAGCCGGAGCGTTTGCGGGCGACGTGGAAGGCGAAGATCGAGTGGTACGAACAGAAACTCCAGATTCCAGGCGAGAAACCCGATCCTCAAGTTGCTCAATCTGTGCAGCTAGCGAAGGCTTTGCTGGGAGAAATTCCGGATCATTCCTCGTAGCCCTGAGCCATTCGATCAGTGCTTCTGTTTCGCCCCCGCAAGCGCAGCGGAACAGGTCGTGCATCGCGACTCGGTCTTCCGAGGTGCGTTGGGTTTTCAGCCAGAATGCAGCGGCGGCACGTTTTGCCTTCGTGGAGGACTGGAGTACTGCACGCTTCATGCCGCCTCCCGTGAGGCAAGCTGCTCTTCTTCCGCTAACTCCGGCCAGATCAGCATCCAGTCGCTAGGACGGAGGCGTTTCCTCGTAGATGTCGGGAAAATCTTTTCGATAAGCACACATCGATGCGGTGGTACTGGCCTTTGACGCGTTAGCCATTCGTAAGCGGTTGGAGGTTTGACTCCCACCATTCGGGCGAAGCCACTCAGTCCGTTTGCCGTATCGCAGGCTTCTTTGATCGGGGCAAAATGATCCATATGACAGATATTAGGTATAACCTACACATAAGTCAAGGCATTGCCGAAATATGTTCGGCGTTGCCTAATGGAGGCATGACTACGCCAACACACACCGAACGTCACATTGGGAATCGTCTACGTGACGAGATGCAAGCGCGTGGCATGTCTGTATCGGAGGTCGCGACGCTATTCGGCGTTAAAGCACCGTCTGTGTACGACTGGCTGAACTTTGGGCGCATTGCGAAAAAACACATTCCTCAGCTTGTTGAAGTCTTCGGACATACTGCAGATTGGTGGATCACAGGAGAAGAAAGTGTTAAGGGCAACGCGTCCCCTGGTTTTCCACCAAGGCTGATGCGTTTGGCAAAAGTGCTTGAAGGTCGCTCCGACGAAGAAATTGATAGGATAGCTCGCGCGCTTGAGTTGCTAATTCCGCCTGTAGAGTCGCGAGAGAAAACACGTCTTACCGGCCGAAGATTCATTGTTGATGACGCTAACTTGGGCATAAGAGAGGAACCAGCGCATCAGCGCAAAGCCTAGTGTGGGCACGCATGTTTGTCGCCTTACAATGTTAAGAGCTGAGTCACTTGGCAGCCGTACCAGAGGATAGCTCGTGTGCTACAGCGTGATGTCACCCTAGCCCTCTTTGATAGCCTGTCCATCAAAAGAAAAGCAGGATGCACGAGGCCATGCTCCTAAAGCGTTCCAATTCCCAACCGTGCAGTAATGCAATCTACGTTGCTCCACACGCAGCATGACTGTCCATTACTTTCCCGGATGCGAGCCAGACGAAGTTTGCCCTTCCCGCGCGACGCTTACAAAAGTTGCGCCTGGACGTACAGTGCTGGACTTGCATGGTGCATGGCAATACGATCTCATCGACGCAGCCGAAGCTTTTGCAAAAGCACAAATCGTTCTTCTTCGAAATATTAAGAATCAAAGGCAGCCATCGGTTACGCCCGACGCCTAAAAAATTAGGCAATGCCTTGCAAAATTATTAGGCTTGGCCTATGATGCACCCATCGTCAACGATTCGATCGGTGAGGTCATGTTTACGCCCCAACTTCATCAGCAGTTTCTGTACATTCCCACAGCGTGTCGGCACACGCGACGGCAGTTCACAAGCAACGTTAAGTGTCTTTAGGCACCAACATTGTCGGCTGATACACAGCGCCATTCACTGAACACAACAAGTACCTAAGCTTCAAGCCAAGCGATACAAAATTAGTAGTGCATATTGTATAGCGTTGATTAACCACTGTTCCTTCGATGCGCAGCACTTACCAATAGGTAAAGGAGGCAGCTATGGCCCTTTATGCAGATATGGATCAACTCCAGGACTACTACTACGCCCGCGAAAAGGCCGAAATGGACGAGCGCGCAGACGCCGAGACGGAGCGTGACGAACTCATCGCGTCCATCGCCAAAGAGAAGTTCACAAGCAAGGTCAACAGGCTGACGTATGACGACATCGTGGGCGGGATGCATAGCGCGATGCAGTCGAAGCACGGCGAAGTACTGCGCACCGCATGGCTGATAAGCGACGCTCAGTTTGGCGCGATGGTCAAGAGCATTGTGCTGGACACGATGCGCGAGGATGCAGAAACAGAAGCTATCTGCGATGTCAAAAATTTAGAAAGGACGCACTGAGATGAACAAGATAACGATCAGCGCAGAAAGCAAGCACCCCGCCGGCCTGAACGATGCCAAGGACATCAC